ATTGGAAACTGTGGTGGTGACGCTGATATAAACCCCGGAAACGGTCACACCGTTATAGGCGGGAACATAACCGGCAACATCAGCACCGGCCACGGCATAGAGAATTTCACCCAAATCGGGATCATTGGCATACACCGCAATGGTGTTCAGGTTGTAGGCCGTTGCCACATTTTCATTGGTCACAGCGCCTTCCAGCTTCACCTTGGCGGCGCTTTCTTTCACCGTCCGGGAAACCGGCGCGGTTTGCTGAACCCCGGTGATCGAAGTCAGGGCCGGGATTTGGGCATCGGTGTAAACGGTGGAAGAAAGGGCAAACCGGGTGAACTTTGCCACGCCCAAACCGCCCATGATCTTGGAAATCAGATCATTTCCCTTGTCCGTCACAACCATTTTTCTGAATTGTGCCATGTTTGAAACCTCATTTCTTATAAATTTTTCAGTCACTTAAACTGAAGGTTTGCGTGATTGCGGGAACCGTGGGCAACTTGGCCGGTTCATTGAACACATACCGATCATGGCCCACATCGGAAAGGGCAATCATTTCCGTGATCACCGGCACATTGGCAAGGAAGGCCGGGTTGTCCAGATCGCCCAACACCTGATTTTGGGAATCAATGACGATATTCACCGGAACCATGCGTTCCAAAATATCCTTCAGGCCGTCCACCTTACCATTGGTTTCCCATTGGGTAATGATGTGCAAAATATAGGTTGCTTCCGCAATGTTCACGGTGTAAGGTTCCCCATCTGCCAAGGCGTCCACCTTCTGGATCAGCGCCCGGATCGTATAGGGAACTATGGTGTTCAGCTTGGCCTTGATCTTAATGCGGCGGGATTCGATGGTGTCACCGGCTTGGGGAACGATCTGAAGCATGGTTTCCCAACGGGAAAGGCCGTAGTTGTCGGCGGTATCAATGAACTGATTGGCAAAGGTCAGATCATAGGAATCCCACGCAAGGGATAATTCCGGTTGTTCCGCCGCCATCAATGCTTCATACACATCATATTCCCGCACGATGAACGGAAGGTAATTCTTTAACTGCCTGATCATTGTTCAGCCCCCTTCCCGTCAGGAAGCGGTGATGGTGCCAAGGGAAGGGATCGCATCATCGTTCAAGGTCAGGTTGGAAGCAACACCGTTGATCTTGGTTGCGGTAATGTCCACAATGCCGGTGATCGCAAGAACACGGGTTTCAATCTGCGAAATTCTCACGATCAGGTTTCCTTCAGCATCTTCCCAACCTTCCGCCAATTCCTTGAAATAGTCATTCATGGCGGCGGTGACGGCGGTGGAAACGCTTGCCCAACTGTACCCGCTGGAATAGGTCAGAGTGAAGGACAGATTCACGGTTTGGGCCGTCACACCGGCAATCCTGACAACATGGCCGATGGGGGCGGTTCCAAGCCCTTCCCCGGCGTTCTGCGTGGGATCAATGGCCGTTTGAACCGTATTGATCAGGGTTGCGGAAGGAACCCCAAAGGTGCTATCAATGATCACGGCCTTCACGGTGCCGCCCACCGTCAGATAGTTGTTTTCGGAAGCGGAATAGACGGCGTTCAGCCATGCCATAATTGCATCCGAAACCCCGGAAAGACTTTCAATCCATGTTCCGGTTCCGGTGGGGGCCTTCAGATCGGCGGGGTGGATGTTCCCATTCCACGCCCGGTAAATCTTCACCCCGCCCACACCGGAAATGGCCTTGATCTTGGTCAAGTAATCCTGAACATTTCCGCCAAACGCCTGATAATTCAGGGAATTCATGTAGCGTTCACGAAATTCTTCAGTATCTTCTTCATCCTCGCCGGGGATCAGCACGGAAGAAATAGAACAGGTTTGAAGGCCGTTCACATACTCAATGGGGATCACCGTGCCGGTGTAATCGTTCCCGGCTTCACCCGCCGTTTCACAGGTGATCGCATAGTTGCCGCTTCCAAGGTTTTCCGAAACATAATAGTTCAGATCACCGATGGAAAAGCGCGTTCCCAAGGGAAGGGAAAGGTTGGTGGGCGTGATCGCCATTTGCAACACGGCGGCGGAAGCGGGATAGGGGGAAAGGCCCCGTTCAGCGGCCCTTAAAATCAAATAGTTTCGGCTTGCGGTGTCGGCAAAGGTTTCCTGAAGGATGGAATCAAGGGCAATATACAGGTTTTGCAATTCCACAGCGGCGGGGGCTTCCCCCAACCACAGAAGGGAACCTTCCCGGCTGTCAATGTTCGGATTGGTTTCAAGCGCCTTGGCAATCATCCGGGCCAAGATCACTTCATAGGTTTGGGCTTCAAACATTTACACATCAACCCCCTGTTTAATCTCAATGTCACCATAGATGGTGGTGACGGTGAAGGTTGTCAGAACCTTGTTTTTGTTCACTTCAAATTCAAAATTCTGAACGGCGGTGATCCGGTCATCCTGAAGCAATGCTTCTCGGATCACCCGTTCAATTTCGGGAATACAGTAATCAATATCCTTGCCAATCAGGTTGCGAAACTCCACGCCATAGTTCCAAGTGTGGATCAGCCATTCATACCTTTCGGTGTTCAGGATCAGGAAAATGGCTTGCTTCAGGGCTTCCACATCATCCACGGAACCCCGGATGGTGTCATTGAAGTTCATCTTGAAGGTTTTGGAAGGCAAGGTTGCAAAGGTGAAGTTCTGCTTCAGATCGTCTTGGTTTTTCGGGATCATAACCATTCCCCCTTCAGTTCCGGGATCGGTTTGATCCGATCCAGCACCACATACTTCTTTCCGCCCTGAACCCGCAACAGGATCACTTCATCATCCACCAACAGGGCGTTGTGAACCTTCACCTTTTTCTTTCCCTTGATGGGGTGGTTGTGGTTCATGGGCGTTGCCGATCCGCCCCCGGTGTAGGTGTCCACCACATCATGGCCGTGGGAAATCACCACAGATTGGGCGGAAACCGAAACATCCACTTCATAATCCGTGACATTCCGGGTTAGGATCAGCATTTTTTCCGTATAGATCGCCTTTTGTTCGCTTTGAATTTTCAAGGGGCTTGCGGAAATCACCTTGCCGAACACGATCTGAACCGGGCCGCTTGCGTCCACCGCTTCCAAAGCGGCCTGTTTCACCAATTCCACGGGGTTAGGCAACGAAATCACCCCCGATCACCGTCACATCCATCATGTGTTGATCGTTCTTGAAGGTGTGGGTTACTTTCTCCACCACCATGAAGGTGTTTGCCACAATATCACCCAAGTTCAGGGAAATGGCAACGGCACAACCGGCCTTCACCCGCATATCCCCGAACACATTCTTGATGGTCAGGCGGCGGGTTTTCCGGTCATATAGCTTCAGAAGGGATTGGGCCTTTTCGGAAGCGCCGATTTCCGTTTTCACGGTTTCAAAATACTGAAGAACGCCCCATTGGTTGATCTTCTCGCCGTCTTGGGCAATGTAGATTTCCCGCTTGCCGGTTTCCTCATTTTCATAGGCCAGCTTGATCTTGTTGAAGGTTTGACTGTCAATCCCGGATTCATAGTTATAGTTTTCAGCCGATTCTTCATCAATCAGCACCGGAACCTTCATGCTGTTTACATTCTTCAAGGTTAGCTTGCCCACATCATCAAACAGAACAAACAGGTTCCCCGTGATCAGAAGTGTTTCGTCCAACGCTTCCTGAATCATATCAAACAGGGTTTTGTTTTCCTGAACGATGGTTTCAAAGGTGTAACCGGTATCTTCCACGGTGCCAAGGTTCAACTGAAAATCAGCGGCCAGCCGCTTCAGAAGATCGGAAGCTGACAACCCTTCATCCGTGAAGGTGTCCTTGTTCTTCAAATATCGAAGCTGATCATAAACGGTGTTTGAAATGGTTCCGTCCTTGTTCCGGGTTTTCTTGAACACAAACCCATAGAACACCGGTTCATCATCCACCAACACCTTCACCGGATCGCCTTCTTGATAGCTGATATTTTTATCCTTGACAAGTGTGAAGGTCAGCTTGCCGGGGGTTCCCTTGCGTTCCCAAGTCAGCTTGGTTCCTTCCGTAACAACCGGATACATGATATTACTTCCGTGCTGAATCAGGATTTTCACATCTGCCATGGGATCACCCCTTTCACGGATCGGGCAAGATCAGCACATCACCCGTCCAGATCATATTTGGCCCCCCGCCGTGGGCGTCAATGGTGGATTTGTTCAGTTCATAAATTTCAGGATAGCGTGAACCGCTTCCCAAATACTTTTGGGCAATGTTCCACAGGCAATCCCCGCTTTTCACGGTGTAGGTTTGCGGGGTGGGGGCGGAAGTGGTTTCCCGTGGGGGATCGGCAACCACCGCCACGGCGGTTTCCGTCACGGTTTCTTCCGTGGGTTCCGGTGCCGGGGGAAGGGTGATGGTCTTGGTTCCAAACGGCCTGAATTGCTTCAGCTTGATCGAAACCGTCACATCAAACCCTTCATTGGCATCGTCCACAATCTGATAATCTTCCAGCCCCACCTTGATATTGGTGAAAAACAGGGATTGGCCGTTGGGCTTGGATCGGTTCAGAATCCATTGGAAGGGTTCTTTGCTTGCCTTCAGGGATTCAAACAAGGAAAGGTAATACTGAACCCCTTGGGCGCTTCCGTTGGTG